TTATCTATAATATCGGCATTTTCATATTCAAACTCCCCCTGCCGGCATATGACTTCTTTTATGATATCCTTTTGAAACACTGTCAGATTATCAAATCCTTTAGTCACAATGCGGTTAAAGGTAAGTGAATCTATATGCCTTGAAGCTTGTATCAGCATACGACCTAGAACATCAGAGGGTATGCTGACACCCTTATATACATCTCTATAAAATTGTTCATCAACATACCCTGTATAAGCCATGGCTACTTCTTACCTTCCTTTTCAAGTTTTTCAGGCTTTTCAAGTTTTTCAAGCTTTTCAAGTGCTTCTATCTGTGCCTCCAGCTCTGCGATACGCTCAAGAGCTTTTAAGTGCTCTTCAATGCTTACCGTCCTTCCTCTACTGTACTCAATCAAATTACCTTCATCATCATAGATGTCAAATCCTGAATCTTTGTAATACTGCTTTAACTCTTCTGTTATTGTGTATTCTTTATTCTCTTTTACTGCTTTCATTTAGTCCTCCTACGCCTGAACGTTCATTGCACAACCGGCTACTCTCTTCTCAAGCAAGAATAAATCGCTGTAGTTTCTGTTCTGGTAGATGTATCCGTCTGCTGTTCTTGAGTCTGTGCCAGGTGTAAATAGCTTAATATAGCTGTACTTATCCCTTGCAACCACGCAAGATGGGTGAACAAGGATAAAGTTGATCTGCTTTGCACCTGCTCCAGGCTTGCATCCGTCTGTGAAATCATACTTAGCCTTCATTCTTGAAGACGGTACCTTCTTAATCTCGACATCATCTAAACTATGCACATTTCTGTTTACAGCGTTTGGCGTAGTTACAGACAATACCCTCTGTAATCCCTCTGCTTCCTTAATGATCTTTGCCATAGTCGGAGTTACATAAAGGATTCTCCCCTCCTCTGGAACAGATGCCTCATCCATTCTTGACATTTCCTCATCAAATGCCTCAAGGAAGTTTGCAGCAGTGATAACTGTTGTGTCAATTCTGCCGTGATATGTTGTAAGCTCCGCATGAAGCTTTGAAAATCTGTAGCTGTCCTTCTCAGGAATTGCATGATCCGTCTCAAAAGTATGTTGTATATTTGCCACTGATAATGTGAGATTAGTCTCATCAATATCCATTGGATCAACAAAGAACTCAATATCTCTATCATGAGCAAGCTTCTTTGCCTCCCAGTCATTCTTGAGCGTACCTGCATTAAACCCCGGTGTTCTTGTGTGATCCTTGTATCCTGATGTTGTCAATCTTGGAAGCTTTATTGTCTGAGCGTTGATAAACATAACGCCCGGATTACTCTTTGCCAATGCATCTGAGCAAAGTTCCTTTTTATAAACTTCCTGTAATAAGTTTGAAAATGTTTCTGCGTAATTGTAAACTGCCATTTAATTTATTCCTTTCTGTTTTTACTTAAGCCCGAATGCTGATCTTAAAGCTGCATTATCAGCCTGTGATTGACCGTCTCCCGTACTTCTGGTACCAACCTGTACAAATCCGCCGGCTTGAGCCTGTGAGGGTTTTAATCCCGGTATATCCTCAAGAACCTTTGATATGGCTGCTTTAACTATTTCCTGATTTATCTTACCGTCCTGACCTAACACACTTGATAAGTCAGCCATCTTGATTACATAAGGTGCAGTCTTAACATCAACTCCTAAGCCTAATACCTCAAATAAAGCTGTTTTTTCTATTTCAGCTTTTAATGCCTGCTGCTTATAGGTATCCAGTTCAGTCCTAAGAGCCGTTACATCCGGCTGATTAGCTGCCTTTTGCTGTTTGAATGTAGCTACAGCCTGATCAAGCTCTTCCTGACTAAGTCCCTGTTGCTTAAAATATGCCTTCAGTGCTGTATCTTCTTTAGCCGCTAAGGTGCCGTTTAACATTTGCTGTATTTTGTCATAATCTATAGCAGGTGTCGCACTGTTTTGTGCTACATTGCTTTGATTTTGAGCTTGGCTATTAGATGTTTGTTGTTGGTTCTGGTTATTAACTTGATTTTGATTGTTATCCATTATTTATTTGCTCCTTTCCATTTTCAGTGTGTCCCACTTGATACTTCCGTTTTCATAGGTGTCGCCTGCCACGCACCTTTTAAAGCCTTATCGTGTTTGGGCATTAAAAAAGAACGCTTATGCGTCCTTGGATTGCTTATTTTCTATTTTCTCCACAAGCTTATACTCATCAAGCACCTTAAATCTTTCCTCAGTAACTTCAAGTATATCTCCTACACTTCTTAGAATGTTTCCGGCTGTAGAGTCATAGAAGTTACTTATGACCTTTACTTTTATAGTAATCACCCCTTTCTGTGTATTAAAAAAGCACCTTATACTTCATAAAGTGCTTTAAGACGACCTTCTTTTTTTAGTTGTTCAACTTCTTCAGGTGTTAACATTCTGATGCCGATTTTTTCTTCAACCAATGCTTTCCTGTATTCTTCGTATTCCTTTTTTGTAGCTTCTTTTCTTCTTTTCATTTATATCACCTCCAAATACACATCTTTTCCTTGCCTATACAATACTCTAAAAATTGTATCTCTGTCAAGTAAAAGCTCTCTTTGTTTTGGAAAATGGCTAAGTTTTTCTATATATGATGCTCTTGCCCCCTCTCTTACGAATATGGTGTACCGAAAATCGCCTCCTAAAGCATGACTTTTTATAACAGAACTGCTTATGAATTGATTTGAAACAAAACTTTCTCCTATCTTTGCACCATGTGAAAAATCCACACTACTACCTCTATACGCTATTACCTTATGATTTAATTTGTTCTTATTTATACCACAGGATAGCTTGTCTGCATAGTACTTTAACCTTTTATCTTCTTTCATTTCTCCTCTCAGCATTGCATTTATTCTCTCAAAAAACCTGTTAGGTTTTTTATCTCCTGAGTTATATGTATATTTTCTGATAGCAGTTATTTCCTCTTTTGATAGCGACTTAATCCAATCCTCTGACTCTTTACGGAGTATATTAACAACTCTCTCTTCGGGTAAAGCGTTAAATAATTCTTTAAACCTTTCAAATTCGTTGCGACGGCTTGTATCCAGTTCCCCTGTTTTGAAATGTGCTCGTCTAAAGAACCTATCTGCCCATTCATTCTTTTGATCCGAATATTTCTGTATATTTTCACTATCAAGCGAGTTTTCGGATAATCTCGTATACTTCTTCACTTGCCTATCAGCATAGTTTACAAGTTGTTCTTGCCTGTAATCTTCCTCAATATCTTTTAGTTCTCTTCTTGAAAACCTAGCCTCAGGATTATCATCAAGCATAGGAAAATAAGTACTGTGGCTATCTTTACAGTTTGGATGATAAAATCCATCTTGCATGGCTGAACTTAATAACATATAAGGCCCGTCTGTAAGTTTACCTCCGCTCCACACATCATCGATCATCACCTTGCCCACAAAGGGCATACATAAAGGACAAGCACCACTTCTTTTATTGACTATAACCGTACTTATACCCCATTCCTGCCTTTTAGCACCTTCACCTTGTAAATATGCCCTTTTATTTGCAGTCCTTATAGCCATCCTTGCATAATTTGCCAATGTATGCCTTGCGCCGTTTTTATACTGGACACAATTAAGTCCTGCTGCAAGCATATCCTTTGTAGCCATATCTACAGCCTTCTCATAGGTTCCTGCTCCTGTATTAGCATAAACTTGAGCATTGAATATAGCTTTACGGTACCGGTCGTTTGCCATTCTAAGTATTGCGGTTTCGGCTGTGCCCATATCCTTTACGGTTGCCTGTATAAGTGCATCCAGTTTCCTTTCATTGACCCTAAAAAAAGCACCATTTAAAGCTTCACTTGATTTCTGTGCAAAAAAGCCCTTTTTAATCGCGTTAAGTATTTTCACCTCTTCAGACATATAACCCTTGCGGTTAGCCTGCCTTATCAGCAACTCGATCTTGTTATTTATGTCCTTAAACTGCCCTTTATACTTCCTAGCATTAAGTCTTTTATACCTTTCAAGCTGTTTCAGTTGCAAAGCTTGCCACATTTCCCAGTTATAGCCTTCTTTTAATTCTTCTGCTCTGTGCCTGTCCATATTCCGAATCATAGAGTTGATAAGTTCGGTTTCTATTCTATCAAATGCAGCACCTACATCATAATCCATTGCTGTATACCTTAAATCCTGACTGCTTAAAGCCCCTTATAAGTTCTTTAAGCTTAGTTTTACTGTAAACTGTATCATTCCTTAGCTCTGCATACCCTGCCTTTTCTATCGCATATACACCGCTAGGTACTTGCTCCGCTGCCATTCTCAGTATCTGCTTGTATTGTAGGCGACTCATTTGGTATTGGTGGTTCATTATTGACACTATCATCTATCAGTACCCCCTTCGTATTAAGCTCAGGCTCTTCAAGTTCAGCAATTCCTTGTTCTGCTTTAAGCCTTGCAACCTCTTCTTTCTTCCAATCATCATCCTTACTATCCCCATAAAGCTCATCTACAGATGCCTCTATACTCATAATTCCGCCAGTCTTAGCCTTTGCCACTGTCTCAACTTGGCTCTCAAAGCTTGGATTAGCATACTCTCCGAAATTCACATCAACCTTGACTTCTTCCAAGGCAGTCCTGTTCAGTATGTTGTATGCGTCAAAATGAGCCTGTATAACTCTAGGCAAGACCTTTTGTAAGGCTTTTACTATTGAGCCTCTCGTGTACAGTGTCGCCTTTTCCTTTTCTCTTTGAGCCTCTGCATTATCAAGCTTCTTCACATCAATACCCAGTGTGCTTGGGCTTACAACGCCCTGTAAACAAAGGTCTAAAGCCGTTACATATGATGCTAAGTAACTGTCATGAGGTATGTTCGGCTGTTCAGTGCTTATTTTACTGTCTGCCTTTTCTGACATATTCGCTTCTGTGGCTATATACCTGTTATCAAAAGCATTCGGCTTTATAAGTGCTCCTGTGTTTGGATCTCTTGGCAGCAGTCCTTCAGGAATATATGTCTTTGCCCTGCCTGCTCTTAAAGCATCCATCCACTGACTCCAAGCCTCATCAAACGCATCAAAATTATCAAGCTTACCGTCATCAAAGATTGAACCGCCTCTATTCGGATACTTCTTACTTGAATATATCTTTGCCGGAACCGCTAAGAGTATGGTCTTATCGAAAGTTAAATCAATCATGCCCTTTGTAGCTTCAATACTGTTAATCGGTACTTCTTTATCATTTAAGTACAGCTTATGGCTTATATATCCGTAACCATATATCTCATGCAAAGTATAGGTTTTATGATTTTCCTTGTAGGTACTCTTAAAAACTACCTCTTTGACCCTGTCATATTGGTATTTATAGTCTACATATAAGCCTGACACCCATTCACACATAGGATAAGGACTGAAATCCGTATCAATGACTATCTTCCAAGCACCATCGCCTATATAAAGCATTTCCCTAAGTGCAGTATTAAGCTGCTCCAAAAATAGCTCTTCCTTATCCATTTCAGCCCAAAGATTTTTATCTTTATCTGACTCAAAATCAAAGTCATTTAAGTCATTGAGAACTACATCCGTAAGCACCTTTACGATAAGCCCCGGAAGACCTGTGTGAACCTTTCTTATTTCCTGCCCCGGTGTACTCCTTGAAGCCCAAAACTTATACTTGTCCGCATGTTCAACCAATTGACTGTATAGCTGTTCAAGCTCGTTGCCGTCTCCTCTGTACCATATCTTGTTGCGTATGGCATTGGTTTCAAAGTCTATACTATCTATTATTTTTATTGTGTAAGGGTCTGCCGGCTGTATATCAAGCCAGCTTCTTATACTCTTTTTAATAGTCTCCATTATCCTCATCTTCTCTCTCTTTCTCCTCAAAACCTATAAGTAATGTATAAGGCATCCATGAATACTGACTTGCATTTATAGTATGATCATTTGCATCTTCCGGCTCGTCCTTATCTTCATTCCAGCTATATGTATCAAGCTCTTTAAGATGTTCCGTACAGCCTTCACATACCAAATATGAGCCTTGCTGTATCCATCCAAGCATAAGGTTTATACGGTCTATAATCTTCATAGCTTTATAGGCATTGTTGAATTTATATATTGAGCCGTTCAGCCTCTTGTACTTATTCAGTTCTGTTATAGTCGCTTGATCTGCACTATCTATGAACACATCCCTTACTGTGCCCCAGTTATCCTTATTCTTATCAAGAAAATTAATAAACTTACGCACTGTATCAGATGGTGCTAAGGGTGTATCAAGATTTGCATTGTTATAAACCTTTTCACTGAGTGTTATGACCTTGCGGCACTTAGTAATCCCTTGAAATACCATTGCTATAGTGTCAGGGCTCTTGCTGGAATAGGCTGTATCCAGTGCAGCACTGAACTTCCTGAACTCGTACTTCTTAGCCTGAGTAGTACTAATTACATGCTTTTTCCTGTCAAAGTTCGGGAATACCAAACCTGTAGCTTTGCCTCGTAAGCCTTGGATTTTGTTTTTCCAAATCTTAGTACCTTTAGGGGTATTGGTAAGGATTGTATCCAATTTTTCTTTACTAAGTCCAAGATTATCAGCAAAAGAAAAGAACCAATGTACCCACCCGGTCTTTGGTTCTTCTTTTAGTTCTTCAAGTATTTCTTCAGGTGTATCATCTTTCCACTTTTCAAGTGGTCTTGCACAGTTTATATACTCTTTATAAATTGGTAAGTTAGGGTCATCTGGATTAAGCGTAGCCATTAAGTAATCACACCTCATAGCCGCTTCCCTGACAAAATCTATATCGGCTGTGTTAATCTCATCTATATACAGGCAGCCATACTGCCCTCCCAGTGCCTTCTGCCACTTCTGTTTATCTCCATAGCCCAATACATATATGATTTTTTCGCCCTTATTTGTATCGAGGTATATATGTGGTATTTTATTATCCTTTGTTCCGTTTCCATTGTATGTTACAAGCTCTCCAAATATCTCAAGTATGCATAAATCCTTGGCTATTATGTTTTTTTCTGCGGTGCCTGTGTCCTTGGCAGCCATGATATGAAGTTTTTTATCGCTATCAGCAACCTTAAGAATGAACTTATATATACCGACAGTAGTTTTACCTGCGTATGTAGTACCTTCAAGAAATTCGACCGGTGCTTGACATCTTATAAAAGCCTTATACTTCTTTGAAAATAGTAAGTCCAGCATAATTAATCCTCTTTCATCTGCCTTATCAATTCATCAAGCTTAGATTTTTCAATATCTTTTGTTGATACGTTAGTATCCATCTTAGCACTGTATCCATACTTACCCATCCATAAGTTTGCAAGTTGTGAGGGTATCACTCCTAGTTCAAACTTTTCTCTTGCATCAACTTCACATTCCTCTCTTATGCGTGTGACAATGTCCGAATATCTCTCATCTTCTGCATAAGTGCTGTAGAATATTGACCTTGGGATACCAATAAACACACAAAAACCTTCAATGGTATAAGTTATACTTTTTCTAAGTTCAGCACTTACAAATTCGCTATTTTTCGAACTAAAATCGTGGGCAAGAACTGTCTTATTATCACAGTAATTTTTATAGTTTTCCCACATCAGTTCTAAAGACTTAGCTGTTTTTATTCTTCTAGGTCTGCCCATGATTTTCACCCCTTTCTTAAAATTTACAAACAAAAAAGACAGCCTGCTGACTGCCTTCTTTGTGCCCAAAGTATTGTTATATCTGTAAGGAGGTTTTATGTCCTGTGGATTTTCCTTAAAATCCACTTACATAATATCACAGAACCATAGTGAATTAACATGAATTAACATGAACTTTAATGCATTATTTTAAAATTTTTTTTCAAATTCCTTTAACGCTTTACCATGTAATATATAAATCCACCTCAGTGACATATTGGTCAACTCCGCCACATCTTCAAAGGTTTTGTTTGATAAATAATACATTGATAATACAATTTTATATTTATCATTAGAAATCCTGTTTA